TAGTTGTGAGTGTGATTCCAGTTCCGCTTGTCGCGCTAGGGTCTAGCGTCGTGTTATGCGGTTGAAATGATGTGTAAGGCTGATAGGTAGCTTCTCCATCATATCTCTCATCAAATGTATAAGGCGTGATCTCAAAGCTAAAGAGACCAGTCCTTATAAGCATTCGAGGCATGAACAAAGGATGGCAGATAAACATAACGTCGCCATACTGCGCCGTTGTGTATTGAAGCAAATATTGCTGATCGAACGGTAGGGGATCGCTGTTTGTATCAAGAGTGATTGTGCTGACAAGCGTTACATCCCCATCGGGATTAAGCCAGAAGGCTCTTAGACTTTGATGCTCAATTGAAATGACATACTGCTCGTCGTCCGAAAACTCAAAGGATGCCAAGTGGGATTGCTCTGGATTGTTTGCGTCATATGCAATGTTAGCATACTTAGAAATATGCTTTAGGCCGTATCGCTTCTTAACGCTGCCCTCTGACATAACAATCATATTCTGCAAGCTTTGCGCAGAAGATGAATAGATGGGACTGTCAGTCCGCATCAACAGGGAATCACTAACCTCACCAAACTGGAAGTTACTGACTGGGACACGGACTTTTTGCATTAGCTACGTCTCTGCGCAATGAACCTAGAAGTATTGAGGCGTTGTGTGGTTTGGCGCTGGGAATCGTACCGACGCGCCTGCATCATCTGAAGGTTGGCTTTCTGTTCTATCATCTGCGCAAGCGAACCATCCCGCGCGACTGAAAGGGCAAGAACAGCAGCCATTGAGTATTCTACTGCAAGCGTGAAGTAAGAAGGCCATTCGGCCTCCAGCGCACGGAAGATATAATCAGCGACCACCTCTTCAGTTGTCGCAGTATCGCAGAAGATTTTGTCACCGTAAGTGTCAAAGACAATCGGGCTATCGTTTACTGTGACAGCAGAAACGGTAAGCGTATTAGACGGAAGCTGGTAAGCAGCATCGAAGCGAGCGGTCGGTGGTGTGGCAATCCGGTTAAGGACAGCTTGGTTTGTTGCGAAGCCCCAGCGAGTATTTGTTAGAGATGCCCTAGCAATATCTTCATACATTGCATCGCAAACATCTGACTCTACCGTACCATCTGTAAAAGAAGAAATAGGAGAACCGCCCATCAGAATAGATGCGCGGGAACATACTTTGATCGCAGTGTTTGCTATATCTGGCATAGAGGTTCGGGGGGCCGAAGCCCCCCGCCTTTACTTAGTTGTTGTCGAGGACTTCGTAGATACCGTTCGAGTCAATCGCAACAGCACCCATCGACATCATCGACGTGGTAAGGTGTGCTACCTTCTCAGGCACATAGTTGATCTCTGTCTGAACGTCAGAGTTCACGCCCATGCCAACCGCAGTTGTGTGGTAAGCAAAGTTCTTGCCGCCAGATACAGCAGACGTTGAGAAAATCTTGAAGCCCAAGAATTCTTTCATTGTCATGCCGCCTGCGAATGGCAGGTTCTGCGGACCAACATAGTCAGACGATGCAAACTCGTTGATTGAAAACAAGTCTGCAAAACCAGCAGGAGACATAGCGAGATAACGCTGACCATCTTCTGGAAGGTCTGCGGTGCCGAATGTTTCGAACAGAACCAGAAGGTCTGCCTTGGAAACGGCCTCAGTGATTACGTTGATCTGGGTTGCGTTTGCACCAGCATCCATCGCTGTAACGAGAAGTTCATCAGTCTTACGACCGAGTGCAGCAGCCGCGGAAGTCGCAACAGCTTGACGCTCGTTGATGTTGGTCTTCAGTTCGTCCAGCTTGTCGATGTACTCAGCTGCGTAGTAATCAGACATCGTTGCTTCGACATTAGTGTGCGCCAAATCCATAGGCGTTACGTTACCGTTACGCGCTTTGGTGGAGGCAGTACCTGTGCCAATCTTCTGGAAGCGGGCTACGGAGCCGCTAACATTTGTGGAACGTACAGTGTTGCGCAGCTTGGAACCCATGCGCTGGTAAGCCATATGCACTTCGGTTTCGAACTGCTTGATAAAGGCTTGGTCAATTGTATTAGCCATTTGAGTTATCCTCAGAGAAGTTTCGGTTGGTCGGGTATCCGTTACTTCACGTCAACAAGGGTATCCTTTCGGGCCTTTCAGTGCATCACGGGCCGTGATTCTTTGGAATCAATATCATTATGCTTAAAATTGCAACGCACAAATTTAATGGTCTGACTTTCGCGCTCAGGATCAAGAGGCTCAAAGCCTAAGTGAACCAGCCAATTCAGGACAAAAGTATTCTCAATCCAGACTTCGCAGAACAATTCACTGTAGAAGTTATGATAGAAATCAACAAGGCGGGGCGACGCCTTAACAAACTTGCGCCAGTGCTTGCGAATATCCTTGGTGAACATTGACCACATATACCCTTGGTCAACGCCGCAGATCGCAACTATCTGCCCATCCATCCTAATAACATGTGACATCTGTTGCTGAACTACTTCCTGCAAAGTTTCGAAGGGATCAAGGTCATAGAGAACTAAAAATTCTCTGAGGTTCTGGTCGCTAATGTTTGCGATGAATGGGACTATGTCCTCGCGCTCCATCTTGTGAAGCGCAAGGCCGTTGTGTTCCAGAATGGGCTTAGCCATAGAGGGCCTTAAAACCATCCTCGACCTGCTTTATAAAGTCTCGGTCACGCTTTGCTGGGTGGTGATAACGATCATCCTGCATCATCTCACGCAAAGAAGATTCAGTCATTTTTACCGCTGGGGCAGTCTCGCCTGAGAATGAACCATCCTTCATAGCTTCTATGATATGCTCAAGCGCCATGATGCCATCAGCCGTTTCGCACATGCGCTCAATCGCTGGCATTGTTTCCGCAGGAAAGAACTTGTTGGCAAACATAGAGGCCGATTGGATGCGGTCATTTGCAGAGTCGCCAAGCTTTAACAATTCAGCAGCGGGATCAACCTGCTCACCCATTGCAGAAGAGGCATACATCTCAATGCCCTTCTGAAATTCTTCTTGGCTGTAGCCGTTCTCGAACGCATGTTCCGACCACCACTGTAGCAACTCATTGCTAACAGCCTCTTCGCCGTCAATCATCTCTGGCAACTCGTATGCACCAGCCGACTCAGGGCGATCTTTATATGCGTCTGCCTGCAACTCTTTTAAAATAGAATTGCGTAAGTCCTCTTCCTTGGTCCCAAGCTTAGACTCAAGTTGCTTGTAGGCATTCGCCAAGTCCTCTGGGGACTTGTACTTTTCGGGTAGCCACTCTGGTCGGTCACTAGACGTGGTTTCCTCTTGCGCAAGAGGCGCCTCTACCTGTGGCTCGGTGGCTTCTACTGGCGCTGCTTCAAGCTCCGCGCCTCCAATAAGTGACTCGCTCATTTCTTGCTCCTGTGTGCGTGAGATATGCGCTGCTCAAGCAGACCAACGACATATCGCTGGCCCTCAAGGTGACGCAATTCCTCTGTGGTAACATTCGGTCCATTCACCATTTCTATGGTGATTGAGCGCAAGTATTTGAGAACCTGCGCACCAGTGGGGGTAGAAAAGATTTGCGCAATGTTCTGGCTTATTTGCAGGTCAATGTCTGACCTGCGCTGATAGCCATCAACTCCGATATTAACCTTGTCCTTCAACTGGCATCCCTTGCTGTTGCTGCGCCATTTGCTGCGCCATTGCAGCTATTTGCTTACGCTGTTCTTCATCACGGATCAAGCGATCCGGAACTCCAAACTTCTTGGCAAGGTAAATAGCGGCTTCCTCGCCGTTGATTAGCATCTGCAACATCTCTGGGCCAAAGGTTCCGCCAACCAACTCTAAGAAGCGAGCAACGGTTGAAATGTCCTGATTGGATTGAGCCTGAGAAAGCGGGGAGGTTGCACGGATTTTGACCTCACGCCCATTAACTGTAGGCACGTCAATGCGGCCCTGCTTCTTCAGAATATAGATAACTCGCTGCAAGACTGGCTGGACCAACTCAGACTGCAAGCGACCAAAGGCAGAACCCATGCGGCGCGATAGATCGGCCATGCGCTCAGCAACCTCTGTGGCAGTAGCTGGTGTCTTGTCTGGGTCGCCCAGCATATCATTGTAAAGCGCCCGCTTGATATTCAAACGCATGTCGCCCAAGACAAGCTGAGCCACATCAAACCGACCCGCGGACTGAATGGGCTGCAATCCAGAACTGCCCATAGCTTTTGGGATGATAGACCCCGGGACTAGTTGGATTGTATCTGGATTGATAACGCCATCATCATCCATCTGATAAATGCCGGAGATAGCCATCTGCGCATTCTCAAGGATCAACTCAATAGTAAGGTTGGTTGTCTTGATTGCGGACAGCGCGTTAATCAACGGGCCGCGCCCATAGACCTCACCAGCGCACTTTGTCCAACGGAAACAGATATAAGGATTAGATCCAACGCCGCGCATTTCCTTTTGATACATCACCGTCTCAGTAGTAAGGCAGATAGCAAAGAAAAGGTAAGCCTCTTCATTGCGGCGAGTGTAGTCACGACAGACCAACTCAAGCACATCAGTGGTTCGGTCACTGCCGACCTGCTGCATGATGCGCGGGTCAAACTTGCCTTTGGGATACATGAGTTCAAGGTGATCGTAAGAAACCTTGCGACGCACACGGAACACATGGTCGATGCGATCATCAGGACCAGTGTCCAACACAACATGTGGTAGCGGAATGGCTGAGAACACAATGGGTTGTAGTGCGTCACCCTCTTCGACTGCAAGCACACCAGTGCCTACCGCAAGGTCCATGAATGACTCATGCACCTCCTGACCAAAGTTAGAGTTCTGGATTATGTCAAAGACATACTCGGTCACTTCATCAAGGTCATTGTCAATTGAGTCACGCTCTTCTGGCGGAACCTCACTACCAGCAACAAGATCGGCCCAACGCGCAAAGTTTGGGACGATGCCGTTTTGCAGTCGGCTGGCAAACTCTTGAACGCCGACAACTGCGGTCTCGTCAAAGATTTTATCGTCCCTGCGCTGAGCGGCAGTCTCGGCATAGAAGGATTCACGCTGAGGCAACGCATACTCATAGCACTCCTCAAACAATGGAACCCAGTTCTCACGAAAGGCTTTAGCCTTTTCGTAACGGGCGATATATTTCTTTGCGAGACCATCCATTAGCGGAACCTACTCGCGTAACCAGCGCCGGAAGATGCGGAGGTTAGAAGCGATTGACGCCCTGCTCCACCGCGTCGGCCTTGTCGCTGAGTGCGACCAGTAAGTGCCACGTCAATATCTTCGCGCTTAGACTTTGCCTTCTGTGCAATTTCTTGCGCTTTGGCTTCTTGAGCATCAGCACGAGATGCCGCAGCCGCCGCTTTCTGCGCCCTTTCCGCTGCCGCCGCAGCTCGCTTTTCAGCCTTGCTTGGACCCATACACATTTCAAAACTCCTCTTATTTTAATTCTGCAAAGCACAAAGGCTTAGATTTTACAACGCACAATTACATTCTGGACCAGAGGCCCTGCCTGCGCTTTGGCCCTGATTGCTTTGCAAAGACATCAAAGTTCCTCTTAGCCACAGTCGGCATGGCTGGCTTCTGTGTATTGAGCAACGCCCTACCCTCACCAGCGCCAAGCAGCAGGTACTGCAATGAATCGTGTACGTGGCTAAACATATTCTTGTCTGGCTTATCGGCGTAACGCTCGCCAGACACTTCCATGCGCTTGTAGGCATATCCACCCTCAAAGCCCTTAATGAGCATTGGGCAGCGCCGATCTACAATAAACGCAGGTTTGCCTTCAGCCATCTTCATCAACTGGGAGGAAACTGATTCAAGCCGAAGGTCAACGGAGTTAGAGTGGGTTGGGAACGCACGAAGCCCAGCCCCTCTTAGAATTTGAAACGGTGTGGTTTCATCGGTCTGCGCCCTGAAGTCACCAGCTGGGTCGCCATAGATATACACTTCAGAACATGCAGAGAAGCGCGTAGACAGTTCATTGCGAAGCACTTCGGCAAACCGAACGATCCCCATATCAATAGCCACAAGTTCTGACTGGATTAGCCATCGGCCTCGCACCTTCTGACCGAATGTCGCCGCGGGGGTCAGGCCAAAGTCAATGCCCACATAGACTGGTAGTCCAGCCGCGATAGGTATCTCTTCCTTGGCAACATGCACATCAGGAGCAAACATAGGATAGACTGGCTTGCCATCCTGCACATGGCCCAGTCGGTTCATCACATAGACATCAATCCATGATTTGGTCTTACCCTGCACCAAGTTGGGGTAGTAAGACTTCATCATGTGCTTCTGATTCTCAGCGCTTGGGTTGGGCTTGTATCCCTCAATTTCGCCTTCTTCGCTACGCTCTTCGACCATGCCAGCGGCCTGCGTAAAGAAGCACCAGTTACTCGGCGTCACCAACATCTTAGCCTGCTCACGCGGAATGTGATCTGGGATTGGAACCTCGCCCGCCATGATAGGCCACCAGTGATCTTCCTCTGGAGCGTTAGTATCCGCAATAACTCCAGTCCAAGACGGGCCACCATCACGCATAGAAGGGTATCGACCAACACGCATGGTACACGCATCAATGATACTCTTGGGGATTTCTCTAGCCTCATTCACCCAGATGCCAGTCAGCTCCAACGACAGAAGCTTCTTTACATCTTCAGGCCGATCTAGGGCTAAGAATAAAACCTCAAGATCAATGTCGCCCTTCTTAATATGGTGAGTGTATGGAACAGACCAAGTAAACTTGCCCCACTCATTCTCTGGGAACCAGTCAAGCCAAGTCTTGATCGTAGTTGTTTTTAGCTGAGGGTTGGTGTTTCGAATGATAGCCCAGCGGCTTTTGCGAATACCATCCGGTCCCTTCTCTTGAGCAAGCGCTCGCCTAAATACCTCAACGCAGCACCCGACAGACTTGCCAGAACCAACTGGTCCGCGGATGCCACGAAAGAAAGTGTCGTCCCGCATGAATGCTTTAAGGACTTCACCATCAGGCTTGTACTTGAAATCAACCACTCACCGCAGTCCCTTATCCATGCCAAACTTAATCATCCGCTCGGCAACCTCTGGGCCGATACTCTCAATCAGCTTGTCACATTCTTGGTCAGTCACAAAGGCATTGCCGTGCTTAGCGACCACAGACCCAAGATGAACCTTGCGAACAATCTGGCGCAGCATAGTTAAGTCTTGCTGCCCCATCGTAGAAATAAAACTCATGTCAATCCCACGCAGTTGCGCCTTTGGGCTTTGGGGGCTGCTTCGCCCTTGGCTTCTTAGGCTTAGAAGGTGAGGCGCGTTTGGGAGCGTCAGGCACCTCAATCAAGCGGCGGGAGTGTGCGGTGCGCGTAGCACCAGAATAACTGGTAGGGCCAATGGTGTGTACTGGCCCATCGTAGTTCGTTCCGTCAGTAAAGTTCCAAGCCATTATCTATACCT